GAAATACTGAACAACTCAATCCATGAATTCCATATTTCTATAGTATCATCGACTACACCAGCTTGAATTAGGACAAGGTCATTTCGGTAACGAGTAAAGGCGTTAAGTTCCAAATATGGGCTAGGTTTCCAAAAACCATTTTTCTCAATATACTCCCAGTCTGTACAATTTTCCCTTCCCTCATAGTGATTTGCAGTAAATAATTCAAGTATCACACATCCGTCAGGCTTCAGCATACCCTTAACCTTCCTAAGTAAACCGACTCTATCTTCAATTGGATAAAAAGAGTAAATGGCATACAGAAGAAGAACCATATCATACTTCTGTTGTGATTGCAGCCGCCATTTTCGAAAATCACAAACTTGATAACATGTGTTATGCGATGATGTATTATGTGATTTTGCATATGCAATTTGATATGGCGAAATGTCCAATCCAACGTAGGTTCTAATCATTGTACCTAGACGATTACCATACAATCCAGGACCACAACCAATATCTAGAATATCGGCATCAGCTGCACAATGTTCTGTGATCCACAAGATAGAAGCATCCATCGTTACCCTTTTTCGACTACCGGAATCAATTGTTTCATCAAGATGCTTTTTCAAAACATTATCAGCAATATAAGCATCAGACCATAGCGTAAGCGTACCTAACTGAAATGGCAAAGGTCGACGTAATAATTTCAAATTATAATGCATTGATTTCATCAGCTGCACGCATAATAAGTTCCTTAACAGCACCTTTCACAAAAGTGCAAGCATGTCCTTTTCCATATGTCATAGCACGATATTTGCATCCTCCCTGACATAGAGGTAATAGGTTGCATTCCTTACACTCATCATCATGCAGATATGGATCAGAAAATAATGAAGCTATTTTTCCGTCTTCACGGCCATCGAAAACATTACCGCTTGCGTAGGCTTCATGTCCTAGTAATCTATGGCAATCAAAAATATTCCCTGATGAGTCAATCGTAAGCGAAGACTTACAGCCGCCATAACAACTTGTAGGAATAGGTGTTAAATAATATTTTTTTAAAATTGCTTCATATTGTGAGGATAATTTCATTCTCGAATCATAATTTCCAAAGCTACAGAATCCTCTTTCAGCATCAAGAAGTTGAATTAGTGGATGCTTGTCAATTGTTTCGAATTTCTCTGTAATTGACGGAATATCAACAGAATCAATAGGCGCTAAGTATACAAAGAAATTTTTATTACTACCGAATCTTTTTCTAAGATAATTAGCAGTTTCAATTGCCTTCTCATTTTCAAGAGGATTAAAATTGATTCTAATTCTGATATTGATACCACTATCCAAACAGCGTTGAATATTACTCATAACAAGACCGAAAGGATCTTGATTTAGTCCCATATAGTCTTTGATACGGTTATACTCCTCGAATAATGCATCAATGGTTACCTGAATTATCTTAACATTCCATTCCTTTGTAGCTCTCTTTACGATTTCTTCATTTAAGAGAGAGCCATTGGTGATAATTTTTGAATCAAAAGACACCTCGTTGTCATGTAATTTATTTACTATCAACGAAATTGTATCTGGCTCCAGTAGGGGCTCGCCTCCAAACCACTGAATGACAAGATTATCCTTATCGTGGTTTGCGATAATATAATCAGCTACTGCTTCTGCCGTTTCTTTACGCATGCGTTTTTGTAGAGTGCCCTTTTCAAAACAATAATAGCAGCGAGCATTGCAGCCAGTTGTAGGACAGACGATATAGTATGTAGGAGCAGTTTTGTTTGATTCTAGAGTTTTACATCGAAGCAATTCTAAATACGCCAATTCATCATAATCGTCATCAATTAGAAAACCCATATTATATAAAGCAGCACTTTCTTTTGGATAACCAGCATAATTTGATTCTTCAAAAATCGATTTATAAATGTTTTCCTCTAATTCAACCAGAGAGGTTGAAAAAGTAGAGTATATCAAAATTGTACCAGGCTCTTTGCCAGCTTGTGATACAATGAATCTTGATTTTTTCATGTTAAATAACCCCTAAAATAAAATATACTGCACCAGTGTGCGTATGGCAACCGGTGCAGTACGATTGTGTCTCTTCTGCAAAAGCGTAAGAGATTAGCCATCACTACAACGGCAAAGGCAGCTGCTTGCAGTTTCATTTGCAACGAACTTCTCAGCAGCAGATACCTCGAGTTTCTTCGCAGCATCTTCAGCAGAAATGTTTCTGATAACCTTCATATTTTCACCTCCTTGTGATATATTAGACTATTGTGATATGCTTTTAGCATAAAGTCTGCTACCAGAATATACAATAACAAGAATATCTTTTCTCTTGCTTGAATCCCATCTACAAATTAAGTAACCTGTATTAATCTTACACATTTTCATCATCACTTTCAAGTATTTTTGCATATTTAACACAAAAAGCGACAAAATTAAAATAAATTTCAAGCTTATACAGAGTTACCTTTTCGATAATGTCCGTATTTTGCGAAGCTCACCATATCCTAAATATTCAGTTGTCAAGATGCTGAATTTTCAAAAATAGAATCGCAATCTCTTCATATACTCCTTTTTCTGTTCAAAAGAAGAATGAACATATCGGTTCAATGTGATCTCTACACTGCTATGTCCTAAGATCTCACTTAATGTTTTTATATCAAATCCCAATTTGACGCATGTTGAAGCAAAAATGTGACGAAGTGCATGAAAGTGAACTGACGGCAATTTTGCGTTTTTCAAAATCCTGCTGAATCGATATTGCATTGTTCTTGGTTCAATCGGTTTTTCAAAGCCAGAAAGTAAGTAATCATCAGGATTTCCTTTGAATTGATATAAAAAGCTCATTATACAATCGGGAATCGGGATTTTTCGTTTTGATGAATCACTTTTCGGGTCAGTAATGATCAGTTTTGTTCTCTTTTCTCCACCTTTGCATTGAATTCGCTGTATGGTTTTTCTGACGGTCAAAATACGTTTTTCAAAATCGATATCTTTCCACTGTAAAGCACAGAGTTCTCCGATACGAATACCAGTTGAATAAGAAAGTGCTGTTCCAAGTGTTCCAAGATTTTGATTTTTATTGATATATTCTTGAAGTTTACTTTGTTCGGAACTATCCAAAAGCTGAATCTCAGTATTTTTTCTTTTTGGGAGAACCAGACCTTCCATAGGATTGAAGATATGATATGTCTTGACTGAGTATTTAAAGATTCCTTTTATTAAAATGATAATGTCTGATATGTATCTGTCTGACAATCTATCTTTCCGTTTTTGGTCGATAAAGTTATAGATATCCTTTTGAGTGATGGAATCTATCAATTTTTCTCCAAAAGAAGGTAAAATATGCTTTTCTGCTTTCATTCTGTAGTTTGATGCAGTTGATTCTTTTATATGATACTTGACCGTATTGAACCATTCATAAAAAATAGTATCTAATGTTTTGTAGCAAGACTGATAATTCTGTTCGCTTTGACGGATCATATTTATTCTTGAAATAACATCTTCTTTATTTCTTGAAATAATGTATTGAAATTTTCGTTTACCATTCTTCTTTTTTCCGCGAGGAATTCGTCCTTCCCATCGGCCATCTTTTCTGCAATATAGATTCATTTTGCCTCTCCTTGTGTAAATTCAACAAAATATAACATATTTTTTCGTCGTCTTAAGTCTAAAAATGACTATTTTTGTATTGACAAATCGAAAAAACTGTGATATAATGTAGTATATCAAATCAAATATGATATGTCCATTTCGCAAAATACGGACTTTTGCGAAATGTTCAAAGGTAATACAGGACTCTCAGCCATATCGCTATATCAGCGGTGTGGCTTTTTGCTACTTTATGCCTTGCATATCAGTATCACATATTACTCAATTTTAAAGTAGAAATCAAGATATAAAAGCACCAGATATAGAGCAAAAAGCACTCTGATATCTGGTGATATTACGGGAATATTTTAGATAAAAGCCGTTGATCCATGCTGTAACGGAAACTGTCCGTCAGGCAAAGTCTTTCATTTGACCAATATGAATATATGCAGAAAAGCCAAAACGAAAATAGAGCGTCAGAATGCCTAAAAAATCTATTTTGACTTCCTTCTAATCAGCCGCAGCTCAACACTCCACCTCCGTCCCATCCACAAACTGAAAAATCATTCTGCCGTCATGAAATACTGTCACTTTCTCTACAGTCGCACGCCAGATATCATCATCGAATCGTGTCAAGGTTTCTTCCGTATTTTCAAGCGTTTTGATAAATGAGGACATGATTTCAATGTGATTTTTCTGTTCAATCAGCAATTGCTTTTCTTGATTGATTGCTTTTGTTTTCCTTTGATACTGTTTCTCTAAATTGCTATACTGAATACTGTACTCCTCTTGATTCTGAACTTCTGAAGCATTTTTCTGAATATGCTCTCTTATACGCTGACTAATATCGTTGAGTTCCATTAACAACTGTTCAATTTTAGAATCATGAGCAGATGTATCAGCCAGTTCTTCCATAAGCATATGGCAAGTTTCAAGTACAACGTCCTTTTTCTGAAAGAACTCAGCAAATGCTGTGATAAATCTCAGCTTGATTTCATCCTCATATAAGTGTGGTGTAGAGCAGAGGTGTTCACCTTTGAATTTGTTATTACACTGCCAGATTACTCTGCGGTATTTGCTTGTGGAATGCCACACTTTAGAACCGAAAAAGCTGCCACAATCACCGCATACCAATTTTGCCGAAAAAATCGTGTTACCGCTGTATTTTCTTCCAAGCTTCTTTCGCCTTGAGATCTCTGCCTGAACTTCTTCAAATTCTTCCGGACTGATTATGGCAGTATGTGACTCCTCGATGTAGTATTGTGGAACTTCTCCCTCATTGACCTTTGTCTTTTTGGTAAGGAAATCCACAGTAAATTTCTTTTGCAGCAATGCAGAACCCTTATATTTTTCATTTGTTAGTATACTTTCAATTGTTGACGAACTCCACTTTGTTTTCCCACCCGGAGTAGGAATTTTACGAGATGTCAAATCCTTTGCAATTGCATATGTGGTACAACCTGTTATATAGCTTTTGTAGATATAACGTACAATTTCTGCTTCTTCCGGAACTATTTCAGGCAGTCCATCGGCTCCCTTCCGATAGCCAAGGAAATGTTTGTAAGGGAGATTGATTTTTCCCTCAGCAAACCTTCTTCGTTGACCCCATGTAACATTTTCAGAAATGGAGCGAGATTCTTCTTGGGCAAGACTGCTCATTAGCGTAACAAGGAGTTCTCCCTTGCTGTCAAGCGTATAAATATTTTCCTTCTCAAAATAAATCTCTACTCCGATAGCTTTCAATTTTCGGATTGTCGTAAGACTATCAACCGTATTTCTTGCAAATCGGCTTACACTTTTTGTAATGATAAGGTCAATTTTACCCGACAAAGCGTCCTCTATCATCTGACTGAACCCTTCTCTGTGTTTTGTGCTTGTACCACTGATACCTTCGTCAGTATAAACCTTTACAAATTCCCAATCTTCACGTCCTTTGATATAGGAAGTATAATATTCAACCTGTGCTTCATAAGAATTTTGCTGTTCTTCAAAATCAGTAGATACTCTTGCATATCCTGCCACTTTTCTTTTTGCCTTGGAATCAATCTGCATATGTGTCTGCAAATCGATTGTTGATGGAATTTTGGTTATTTTGCGTTCCATTTCAAACTCCTTTCTCTCGCCTGCTGTTTCATTTCATCATTCCAGCTTTCACTTCTGGAAATATGCTCCCAATGTCTCTTCACCTGTTGCCCATCGCAAAATATAAAAATCAGTTCGTTTGGTGCAGGAACAATAATTTGTTTTATTTTTGACTTTACAACTGTTTCATCAAAAGCATCAATATTCAGGACATCACAAATCACTGAAAACAGAATATTTTCAGGTATCTGCTTAGCTGTTGGACAATACTTCTTTCCTTTTCGTACAAACGTTGCACACAGCCATGTCGCTCCCTGCGGATATACCTTTCGCTGATAATTCTTGCCGCAGGCTTTACATTGGATCATACCGGATAAGGGGTATCTTTTTGTACTGCCTTCATGACTATACTGCTGTTCACGTTCAGAAAGTAATTTCTGTACCTGATAAAAAGTTTCCTTATCAATGATTGCTTCATGTGCATTTTCAACCAGATAACGTGGAAGTTCACCATTGTTCTTCGTCTTTATTTTTTCAATGTGATTGTTTCGATAAAACTTCTGCAGCAAAAGATTGCCCATGTATTTTTCATTGGACAATAATTCTTTGATTCTTGGATTTGTCCATGAATTGCCCTGACGAGTAGGTATTCCCATTTCGTTCAATTTCTTGGCGATTGCCGTTTGACCCATGCCCGATAAGTAATCATGAAATATCATACGAACAATTTCAGTCTCAGAAGGTTCAATTTCAAGAACACCTTCTGCATTTCTGCGATATCCAAACATAGTGATACTTCCAATGATTCCTTTTTCAAAGTCCTTACGAGCCCGCCATTTCCTATTTTCACTGGCAGAATAGCTTTCTTCCTGTGCATATGAGGAAAGAATTGTAATCATCAGTTCTCCATCAGGACTAATACTGTGAATATTCTGTTCTTCAAAGTAAACATCTACGTTTATTTCTTTCAATTCTCGGATCGTTTCTAGCAGTATGACAGTATTTCTTGCAAAACGGCTAATTGATTTTGTAATAATAAGGTCAATCTCGCCATTATGACATCGTTTCAGAAGTTCCTGAAACTGATTTCTGTCAGCTTTCGTACCCGTTATTGCTTCATCAGCGTAAACACCACAATAATTCCATCCAGGATGTTTCTGAATCTTACTGCTGTAGTAGCTTACCTGAGCAGACAATGAGTGCAGCATAGCATCTTTCCCGCTTGATACTCTTGCATATGCCGCCACATTCAACATTTTTGGAGCTTTCGGCAGAAACTCGACTTTTTTAATGATTCTCTCCAAATTCTCACCTCCTCAGTGTCACATATTAACTCTTATGTGGAGGTAAAGTCAAGGGAATATCCCGATAAATACTACACAAAGATATGCCGTATTGTTTGGCAATTTTGCTTTCACACTTTCTGAATTGATCTTCTGATATCAGCCCGTCAATCATAAATTTTCTAAAAATAGAAACTGAAACCATATACGCAGATATATTCTGAATCGTCTTACTTTTCATCATCAGACCTCCCACAGTAACAAAGAAATGAACAATATTTCCTGTTCTTGCTTTTATAGGCATAGAATTTCTTTCCGCAGCCTGCACACGTTATTGGAATCATCGCATCTGTTTTGGTATTACTTTTTCGCCAATATGCCATGCGGCACTGATCAGAACAAAATTTCTTTTGTTTCTTATGAGGTTGATGAACAAGAATCGATCCGCAAACAGGGCAGTAGCTTTCATCTTTGCTTCTTCTGAGATAAGATTTGATCGTATTTCTGGAAATCTCTAATTCACAAGATATTTCTGTAAGGCTTTTTCCTGCGTTTTTCAGCTGATATATTCTCTGCTTTTGTTCATTTGTCATATATTACACCCTTCCATATAGATAGTAAGAAAAACTCCTCACTATACATAGGACAGTAATCATGATTTTGAGTACAAAAAAATCCCCACGAAATATGAAAAAAATCATACTTCGTGGGGAAGGGGTCAGATCAGCTGATTCACTTTTTTCTGCACTTCGTTATAGTCGTAACCTGCATCAGTCAGACGTTTTTTTCGTTCCGCACCATTTGACCATTTACCCTGAATGACTTCACGGGCAACTTCATCAACGGACTTCTTTGCAGGATATACCTGCTTGCCATTGCTGTCAAAAACAGCATATCCCGCCTTGCAGGCTTTCTTGGCATTTTCGAGAGAAGAAAAAGCCCCAATCTGCGACTTAGCATCAGGCCATGACTTTCTTACTCGATAAAACTGTTTTGTTGCAGGTGCAAGGGTTGTCGGGATAGAACCTGAATTGAGATAAGACTGCACCTTCGCTTTGAAAGCTGCCCAATGAGGTAGAATATACGCAGGACACATCTTGTAAGGATTTCTTGCAGTATTAAGGTAGTCCACGCTGCCGGACTTTCCGTCACGGACATTCAGCCAATGCGTGTGAGTGTAAAGGTGATTGATGTCAAGACCATACTTCTTCAGAAGTGCTGCGGCAAGTCTTGCACAGTTGTCCTCGGATTTCTTATCCTTATCATTGTAGGCAGAACTCATAATGCACTCGATTGCAATGGTTCTTCTGTTGCCGTTACCGCTTCCGTCAGCGGCGTGCCAGCCACTTAAGGATAGAGGCAGATTCTGCCATGCACAAGTATTGTCAACGTAATAATGCACCCTGACATCTTTCATATTGCCATTGACGGTTGCTCTTGTATACTGTTCCGCAGGTGTCGTTCCGCTTGCTACAGAAATCCAGTCGGTATTGTGGACTGTTACACCGATAACTTTGCCCTCCATTGAAACAGAGGGCATATCAATATGATTAGGGTTATGCTTGGTGAGTAAATACTCGTTGATTTTCACTCCATTCAGAGTAGTTGATGTATCAGGTCTTAAAATAGCCATTTATTCGTCCTCCTTTTCATCCTCAGCTCTGCCTACTTTCGTTTGCAGAACATCAATTGCTTTTTTGAATGCGGGCGGGAAAGGAATTCCCATAAGTGTCGTATTCTCGATAATGGAGAGCAGTTCGTTCAGACAAAAGCTGATGCAGACTGCATCTCTGATGTAATTTGTACCGATGAGAATATCAATTCTCACGCCCACAATTACCATAAGAAGAATACAAAACTTTTTCGCAAGTCCAACCCAGCCTGCCGTGCTGTTGAGTGTACCGCTTTCGCTGTGTTTGGATTTTCCCATTGCTGCAGTCACGATTCCCGTTACAAAATCAATGCCCATAAAAACAACGAGTGTCGCAAGAGCAGAATCCCAGCCACCGAGAAGCGTTGCGATAAATCCGCCGACAATGCCTGCGATAAGGCAAATGGTATCTTTCATAAAATCACTCCTTCATAAATTTAACAGACTTCACCATCGGATGTGAATTATCCGATGTGCCTTTAAAGGCAAGATAATATTCTCCATCCGATATGTTTTCAAGTGACTGTATAACAGAAATAAAATCATTGGAATAAAGCCATTGAAACGATAATTGCAAGGCATTTTCCGCCTTGATTTCCTCATAAATATGCTGAGCCAGTTCTGCTCCTGTTTTATCTGTCTTTTTCACAAGATAGAATGTTGCATTTTCTGATGCACCAACCAGATAGCTTAAAAGCAGATGCATATCTGCTGAGATTGCAATTGGTGTCAGGAAAATCACAAATACCGTTCCAGCCCAGCTGAAATCGTTCTGATTGAAATACAGGGCATAGTCATTTTCGGCAGAGCAGAAATGCGGATAACTCTCCGCAAAACCTGCAAGAGAACGATAACCATCGTTGTAATAGGTGTAAACGCTGTCACCATATTTTTGCAAAGTATCAGAACCGCCTTCAAATACAGAAATATAACTGATGCCGGAGATGCTTTCAATTTGTTTTTGCAGCTCTGCAATATCTGTTTTTGTTGCATACACCGACATATCAGGTGTTATTCCGTCTTTGCCGTCAGTACCTTTCAGACTTTGTAACCAGTCATCTTCAGTACCTGTAAAGCCGTGTTCCACAGCGATGATGTAAGCAGATTTTCCATCAGAACCACTGATACCGTCCGTTCCATTCTTTCCGTCTACACCATTTTTACCATTTGTTCCATCACGTCCGGGAAGTCCGTCAGCCCCGTCTTTTCCAGGCAAGCCATCTTTGCCGTCCGTCCCTCTGAGGCTTTCCAACCATTCCATTTCAGTGCCAACAAAACCGTGTTCTACGGCAATCTCAAAGGCTGATTTGCCATCAAGTCCCTTAGATGCAGACTGTATTTTTTGAAGCAGCTGCTGATATAGGTCAGGTGTGGGAGGAACATTGCTGTTTTCTCCATCAAATCCCGATGGTCTGATGTGCAGTGTTTTGACAACAGTCGTTGCCCTGACGGTTTCAGAAGATGCCGCATCATAGCCAAAAAGTGACATCTTTACAGTTCCTGCAAGCAATTCTGACGGCAGAAAACAGCTTGTTTCTTCAGTCCCAAGAACTCGGTTGTAAGTGCTTTCGTCTTGTGTGAACTGCACTACCTTATGCAGCGGTTTCCAGCTGTTATCAAATGCAAAATGCACCTTTACAAATGCGATCTGATCTGCCGCAATGATCTCATGTTCCAGCGTTTCAATGTTTTGTCCCTTTACAAGAAATTTGATCATAACTTCACCTCTTTCCAAGTTTTTGTACCTGCAACATATTCCATATATCCGTCAAGACACTGAATTTTTGCAAGCGGAGATTCAATATCAACTGCACGGCTGTCCCAGTTTGTATTTTTCTTCACAGCGTTCCAGTCTGCAAGAGAACCCTCATAGGTAATTTGATTCAGGGATTCACAGTAATTGAAACAGCCACCCACAATTTCCTTGACATTTCTGGTAAGGGTAAGATTTTTCAGTTTTGTGCATCGTACAAACATTCTGTCACTGATGACTTTGCCGCCGTATCGCACCGTTTCAAGATACTGACACTCGCTGAACGCCATTGCACCTACGGTTGCCACAGAGGGCGGAACGGTTACGGACTTGATTGCAGTTCCTGCAAATGCATTCACGCCAAGTTCAGTAACACGTTCCGGAATCTTCAGTTCTGTTAAACCATTAAGCCTCTGATGATAAATGTAACCGTCAATATGCGGCAGAAATGCAGACTTTTTGATTGCTGTAAGTGTAGTCGGAAGTGATACTGTTTTTAAGTTATCACAATACTGAAAAAGTCGTTCACCAATGCCTGTCACACCCTCTGAAACAATAACCGACTTGATATTTGCATTGTTTTGCAATGGTGACGGATTGCTGTCAGTAGAATAATCGAACGTTGCTCCTGTGCCTTTGAGGAGCAGTCTGCCGTCCGAATAAAGCACAAAATTTACATTCTGACCGCACTTGCCAATAGAAACCACATCGCCCGTCATCTCGTCAATTTTCAACGTTAATTCGTTTATTTTTGTTGTCAATTGACTAACTGTGATGTTATAATCTTTTATCTGCGTCTGAATTTCAGAAAGCTGTGAAAGCATATCTGTGACCTTGCATTTGCCAAGAATACAGCGGACATATCCACAGAAATTATTGTTCTCCCTGTAGTCTGTAATGCTGAGTTCTGATGTGCCTGCATCAAGTCTGATAATGCAAAGGGTAAGATATTTCTTGTAATCTGTGTTCTGAAATCTCGGTATTGCAGGATTGGAGGCAGGTGTTCCTGCGAGAATTTCAAAGCTGACATTGCGGACGTTTTCAGAAGTGTTGCAACAGATACCGATCGTCATATATCTTGGCAGAGATTCGTCCACATAGCGGGATAAATCATAGGTGTATGCCGTATCCGAAATGAAATAATGCCCCTGAATCCATGCCTTTCCGCTGCCGATCGTCAGCTTCAACTTATTTGCAGTCAGCTTGAAACACTGCCCGAAATTATCCTGAATCCCGTCACAGATAATACTGCCAAGATAGTCATTGAAATTTTCTGCAGTATACGTTCTGTCAAGATTTTTAGAATTGAAAAATCCGAATGAAAATGCCATGTTAAGCCTCCTTAAATGTTGGTGTTAAATTTCTGCCGTTGCGGTCGAAACTCTCGATCATGCCGACAAGCTGTATTTTATTCTGTCTGATGCCAAACCTGTTATGTTCTACAGTAACAAAATCCCCAACAAAATAGTCCACACCGTATTGAAACTGTGTGGACTGCACTGCAATCTGTGATTCTGATTTTGTTTTTGTGGTTACAAGATTCTGCTTTCCTTTCTCTTTCAGAAGTTCCTCATATTCGATTTCAGAAATTGGTTTTGTTTCGTTGGCAATCTGTTCTTCATCTGAAATGTCCTTTGCATCAACATACACTTCATATCTATCAAGCAGGGCAGGTTCAGAATTTGTAAAACAAGTGGTTCTTTTACGCTGTTCACTCTCGCCCTTTCCAAGAACATAGGCAAAATTTCTCTTGACGGAAGTGTCTGTAAAGTAGGTGAAAGACAGCAGATTATTGTATCTGTCAGAGAAAATGATGTGCGGATTGATTTTCTGTAATATGCTCCTATCAGTACCTTGTAAAAGTTCAAAAATCATTTCATACTGCTCATCAGCTATTTTTGAAAGACGAATATTTGCAGTTCCACCGATTTTTTCGCAAATGGTGTAAACCCACTCCATCAGATTTTCATAGCTGACCTGTAACTTTGTGGTCTGCGACCAGCAAGCACCTTGAATTTCTCCAAGTTTCAAGCCCGGAATCAGTCTGTTTCCGCTTGTTAAAGCGTTGCTTTCTACAGCTTTCTGAACGATTGCACTGTAGGAAGTTTGTGATGTAAAATTCAATGTGGGATAGATAATTCTTCTTTCAAGCAGACACATTAAAAATCTACCTTTGATAATGAGATAGTCGCCGTCTTCTGAATCGGTTTCCAGTTCTATGGATTCGATGAGTCCAAAATGATCCTTATCGTCATCACGCCCAACAATTCTGCCTGTCTGGAAAATCTCGATATTTCGGGAACTTGCAGCAATATACACCTCAAACTCACCGCATTTGTAGTATTCAATATCCCACAAAAGCGAAGAAAAGCTGTCACAGACAGCCTCCAGAGAAATATTCAGCTTATCATTCAAGACAGTCATATTGTAAATTTCTATCTGCATAAATCACACCCCCAGATAAGCATTACGATGAATCAGGCGGACTTTGATGCGGTTCAGCCCCTCTGATGCTGTCACATAGAACTTGTTTTCGCCAGCTTTCAGATTCAGCCAGGTTGAACCTGAAACAAGGCGGTTGATGATGTTTGTTACAACGCCCTCACGTTCCAGAGTAACGGTTTTGTTGCCTGTTTTCGTGGTGATCGTGATAACATCGCCCTTTTGAATATCGCCTGAAATTTGCATATATTCGTTTGTCAGAGCATTGTAAATGGTTGGATTTTTGGCAGGTCCACCGCTGATTTCAAGAGTAAAACCGACCTCATCACCGCTGTTGTTGATGGTCATAATATCCTGCGTGTTGTATATGCCGATAGGAAATGGATTGTCATTATCAGGACAGACAAAGTGAAATGCACCCTTGACACGGGAATACTCCGCAACTTGCGTTTCGGTAGAATACCAGTAAATATCGGGGCAGAGAATAGAGATCTGTCCGCTGGTCAGCTTTTCAAAATTCTCCACTTCGCAGGTTTCCACGATACCTTCAGCATACACAGAAATATTTTTCGTGGAGTAGTATATCTTGATATATCGTGACGGCTTGACCACACGATATAGTTCATGTCGTTTTTCTTCAATGTGAAATCCACGCATCTCAAAAGGAATGACCACATTTCGCTTTTCGATAAAGGCATTGTTGAGATAGCTGCCGTTCATTCCAGCGTAGCTTGAGGTGCTGACTGTTCCGGTGGGTGGATTTAGTCCCTTGATTTTGGAGAACATATATCGGTTTGCAGTTCTGGAAAGGTCGATCTGCTGACCTGTTTCGTTTTCGAAAATGAGTTTGTAGAACAAAATTTCACCTGCCTTTCATTGACTTTGCGTATGTGAGTATGGTATAATATATGAAAATAATTGTGGGGCATCAGCCTTACAAATCGGAATTGTGCGCCCAGACGAAGGGCGGGTAGTCTAACAGGTGAGAAGCCTGTACGGAAAGGACTAACCAACCACCGTTAGCGAGTCTTGTGCTGTATGCAGTAATGGATACAGTAAAGCGTAGACAGCGAGGAAGTGGGGTTACAAGGTGATAGAGCCTCGAAATTTTGCTATTCGGAGGGCTGACGCTTTAATTTCGGCGGAAAGCAATATGTACAAATCGTTATGGTGAGATTATGTACACCTCTGCGGGGTCAAAGAGCCAATCACGCTTCACATAGAGATTATCCAGTCAACTGGGGAGAGCCTGTGGTCTCCATATCAGCCGAAAGGAAGTAATGTATAAGTGGTATGTCCGACAACTATAAAAGGGAGAAGGGCAAACGGATTACAGGCAGTCGGACAGCTTCATAGTACCAGGGAAGTCGTGTAATGCCGACAGAGGGAAGGGAGCTGCATAATAAAGGTCTTTCTGAGGACACATTAGCCGTACTCAGGGACGGAGGAACTAATGGAAACAAAATTAGAAAGAATAGCATCGAAATCAGCAAACACCAAAAGACCTGAATTTACATCGCTGTATCATCTAATCAACAATGAATTGCTGATGCAATGCCACAAAGAAGTTGACGGCAATAAAGCAGTAGGCATAGATGAAATAACGAAAAGAGAGTACAGTGAAAATCTTGAAGGTAATATTGAGAACCTTGTAGACAGACTAAAACGTAAATCCTACAAACCAATGCCATCGCTGAGAGTATATATTCCAAAGAGTAACGGCAAAATGCGACCGCTTGGAATAGCGTGCTATGAAGATAAAATTGTGCAGTTAGCGCTGAAAAAGATACTTGAAGCGGATATATGAACCGAAGTTTCTGAACTGTATGCACGGTTTTAGAGCAAACAGAAGATGTCATACGGCAGTGAAAGAGTTATATGACCGTATCAATATTGGAAAAATAACAAGGGTAGTAGATGCCGACATCAAGGGATTTTTCGACCATATGAAACATGAATGGATATTGAAATTCCTGAATTACTACATCAAAGACAAGAATATTCTACGTCTGGTGAAGAAATACCTGAAAGCAGGTATCATAGATAACGGACAACTCGTTAAAAGTGATGAAGGAACAGCACAGGGAAATATTATCAGTCCAGTGCTTGCAAATATCTATATGCACAATGTTTTGACGTTATGGTTTCAATATATTATTGCCAAAGAGTGTAAAGGTGAATGTTTCCTTGTAGTATATGCTGATGACTTCATAGCAGGATTTCAATACCCGTGGGAAGCCGAAAGGTTTTATGAGCAGCTCAGAAGCCGAATGGTAAAGTTTGGGCTTGAACTGGAAGAAAACAAAAGTCGAATAGTTGAAAGCGGACGCTATCTTGCAAGTTTAAAAGCAAAACGGGGAGAATCCACACGACTTGGGACGTTCGATTTTCTTGGTTTTACATTTTACTGTGGCAGAACAACCAAAGGTAACCCATGGATAATGCCCAAGACCAGCAGTAAGAAATTCCGTCAGAAAGTCAAAGAAATCAAAATATGGCTGTATAACAACAAGGAGCAAAAGCTTGGAAAACTTATGTATATGCTGAATGTCAAGCTTGTAGGACATTACAGATACTATGGTATCAGCTTTAACAGCAGAATGATAAGTAATTACAAACAGCAGGTCAGAGAATTGCTGTACAAAGTATTAAACAGGAGAAGTGAAAAGAAAAGCTATACAAGGGAAGGTTTCATAGAAATGATGAAATACTACAAACTTGTCAACCCTAAAATCTATTACAGCTTGTTCTGTTGATGCGAATTTTATTATGAAGAGCCGTATGCGGGAAAACTGCACGTACGGTTCTGTGAGGGGCTTATATTGTAAGGTGTAGGTCTACTCGACTGTGGAGGTAATAATGTGACTACTTTATATGTATCTGATTTGGATGGTACTTTGCTTCGAAGCAACGAAACCACTTCAGAATATACTAATAGTATTATTAATGGACTGGCAGATAGAGGAATGATATTTTCATATGCCACAGCACGTTCACTAATTACAGCTAAGAAAGTTACAAATGGTATAAAAGCAAAAATTCCATTAATTGTATATAATGGTGCATTTATAATTGATAATGTGACAGATGATATTTTGGTTGCAAATTATTTTGATGAATCAGTAAAAGATGTACTTGATGATCTATTTACAAATCAAATATATCCTATTGTATATGCCTATATAGATGGAAAAGAAAAATTTTCATTTGTACCAAAGTTATGCACAATAGGTATGAATAGGTTTCTAAATAGCAGACGAGGAGATATTAGAACGAATGCTGTAAAGTCTGTGGATGATTTAAAATATGGAGATGTTTTTTATATCACTTGTATTGACAGCTCAGGTAAGCTTAAACCAATTTATGATAAATATAAAAACATATTTCATTGTGTTTATCAGAAAGATATTTACACCAATGAGCAATGGCTTGAAATTATGCCTTTAGCGGCTTCCAAATCAAATGCTATAAAACAATTACAAAAATTGTTAAAGTGTGATAAATTAGTCGTTTTTGGAGATGGTAAGAATGATATTGATATGTTTGAATTAGCTGATGAAAGTTATGCGGTTCAAAATGCTCATGAAGAACTAAAGAAATATGCTACAGCTATTATTTCTTCAAATGATGAAGATGCTGTTGCTCATTGGCTTGAAAAAAACTATATTTGACAGATTCCCATTTGTAGGGGTAATCACAACTACAAAATCAACATCTCCCTCAAATCATAAACCGACTCATCAGAAACACATCCACAGCGAATTGCACGGTCAAGAGCCATAATCATGGCAACTGCACCGTCAATCTTCTCTGTGGATTTTTCTTTGTCCGGCTTGATGTTTCCTGCAGGGTCACGCCTGATGAAAATGTTATCCATCATCCACCTTAAAACAGGGTGTCCATTGTGGGCAAGCGTCTGTTCCAAGGTCAGTTTCATCAATTCCTTGGTCGGCGGTGACATATCTTTGTAACCCTGTCCGAACTGCACCATCGTGAAGCCAAGTCCCTCCAGATTCTGTGACATCTGCACTGCACCCCAACGGTCAAAAGCAATTTCTTTGATATGGAATTTCTGCCCCAGTTCATCGATGAAGTTTTCGATAAAACCGTAGTGAACCACATTTCCCTCAGTGGTTTTCAGGTAGCCCTGCCGTTCCCATACATCATAAGGAACGTGGTCACGTCTTACTCTGAGGGGCAGTGTTTCCTCCGGTAGCCAAAAGTAGGGAAGAACATAATAATGCTCGTCATCATCTGTTGGAGGAAAGACAAGCACAAATGCCGTTATATCTGTTGTGCTGGAAAGGTCAAGTCCACCATAACAAATACGCCCAGCAAGCATCTCTTCATCAAAAGAAACCTTGCATTTATCCCACTTTTCCATCGGCATCCAACGCACCGCTTGTTTTACCCACTGATTCAAACGCAGTTGCCGAAACGCATTTTCCTCGCCCGGCGTTTCTTTTGCAGAGTTACACGCAGCCACCACCTTATCCATGCCGATGGTCTTATCCAGACTTGGATTTGCTTTTTTCCAAACCTTCGGATCAGTCCAGTCCTCGGATTCATCAGCACCATAAATGACCGGATAGAAAGTCGGATCATGCTTTCTGCCTTCCAGAATGTCTTTCGCCTTTTGATGTACTTCATAGCAGATTGAATTTGTGTCAGTGCCGGCTGTGGTGATGAGAAAATACAAAGGCTG